AGCACAATGTTTATTGGCTAACGTTGCTAACACAGCATTGACACCAAACACAATGCGTATTCTTGCTACCTATGCTAACAGTGCTACTCAAACAGTTCAAAGTCTATCTGACCACACTGGTGAGTTGTTTACTGCTACATCAGGTCCAATTGCTACAGGTAATATTGTTCTTGCTAATGCTACACCAGTATATGTAACATTCAATACTGCGGCAGCGGCTAATGCAGATAATGGCCAGCCTTACTCATTAGTAACTATTGCTAACGCTTAATTATGACAACGGGTAGAACTATTAAAATGCCTGCGCAGACTACTAAAACAGAAATCGCTGTACTTCAAGTTCAAGTTAAAAATATCGAACAAGATGTCAGCGAAATCAAAACTAGTCTGAAAGATATGCATGAGTGCCTTGATCGTAACGCAGAAGAAACTAGAACACTTCTAACTAATATGCGTAACGAGGATGTTACAGCACACAAGGAACTAGGATCAAAAGTTTCTGCTTTAGAAAAGTGGAGATGGATGATGATGGGTGCAGGGATAGTAATAGGATCACTTGGATTCGATACTGTAGCTAAATTGCTAAAATAAAAAAGGGGCTTAATGCCCCTTTTTTGTTAATGTGTTTAATTTTTCTTGCACAACATCAAAGTTAACAGTACTAAACAATCCGGGATGCAATGGCTTGGGGTATTGTCCCTCTCCTACCCAAGCATAACCACAGTGCTCATCATTTAGTATAGGCGTAAACTCATTAGCAACTTCACAGAAAAATGTATGGTATGTGAATGTATGATTTACAAATTTTTGAATTGGAATTAGTTTTGCTTTTTTAGGAAAATAACCAATCTCTTCCTCACACTCTCTAGCGATTCCCTCAAGTAACGTTTCATCGGATTCTATTTTACCACCGGGTATACCCCAATTGCCCGGATTCTTATTATCAGTTCGTAGTAAGTATAAGTAACGTTCTGTTTTTTTTGAGTAAAAGAAAACTCCACCGGAAGTATTATTCATGAGTGTATTATATCATATAATTGATTAAATTACAATACTATAATCACCTTGACCATACCACCCTTCCCAACTCTTCATCCATATGCCGTCTGTATATCTATATTGTACATTGGTGGACAAATTAGTTACATACTCTATTGCAGTATCATTTGAACTATTGAACACTACAGACCATTGTCCAGAACTATATTCAATGATATCATTTGCATTAGCTATTAAACTTCCCCATGCAGTAGTAGTATTACCCGGACTTCCTATATTTTCAACAATCAGATATCTACGACCGTTAACGGGCCCGGGCAATCCAGCATTGGGTCCGGTGATTAATGGATTTATTACACCATCAACCGGGTCTAATGTATTTTGAGGTAACGTATCTGGGTCAATAGTGTATATCAATAATCTATCATCAACTGGATCTGGGACAATAGTACCTACAATTTCAGTATCCATATATGGGTTTTGTAACCATATCTGACTGATGCCAGGTCTTAAGGTACCGTATACATTTAACAAACTACTCCAATATAAACTTGTATTAGGGCTAGGAGGTAAATTTAAATCTTCATTGTCGGGATAAAATGCTTCATCAGCAGGTAACAACTGTAACGTGTTACCTAATAATAATAATTTATAACCATATGGTGTAATCTTTTGACGAGTACCTAACAATAAATCCTCATCTTGTATATCAGTAAGTGCTGTACCTTTGAATATACTTGCGATAATCTTTTGTATGACACCAAACTTTTTAAGTTTAGCCGCTGTACTAATCCATATAGGCATGTAAAACTTCCATGTCAATACATCGATAGGATTACCGGTACCTTGGGGAATAGTACGACTACTGAATGTCAATCCATCTTGGTATACAACACTTAGACTTGTCCAGTCAATAAAGTTATCAGTGGATTGAATTTCTAATGAAGGGTTAAACAACGTACCTAACTGTTCAATCAATTCTAATTTTTGATTATAATTAGTAGTCCAAAAGTCAACAGTAATACGCAACGTATATGGTACAGGCATTAATCGTTCAACTGTAAACGCTTGCCCCTGTGTTTGCTCATAGCTTTGTGTATCAGCATTATAAGCTCTTTGTCTAACGTTTATTCTATCAACAAACGTTGGGTCTTGTGTTCTCTTTTGATCGTATTCTAAACCACTTATATAAAATGTAATTAGTGGTGCACTTGGTAAGTTACTAGCACTATTATCAGCAATGATAGTACTAGCTTGTCTACTACTATCACCATACATAACAGGTACACGAACATAGATATCATTACCTGCAGGGTCTTTTCCTTTAGTTACTTGCCAGTTGCTAAAGATTTTTGCAAATTGAATTAAGAATCTGCGTATTTGATTATCGTAGAAAAATTGTGCCATGTGTTAAGTTACCGGTGGTATTGGGTCTGGTGTTATTGTTAATATTGAAGACAACGGCTGTGCCTGTGTAGTCGTAGTGCCATCTGTCAATACAGTAACATTACTGTTATTTATGAAGCTAGAAGTCTGTGATAAATCTTGTGAAGTAAATCCAGTTTGCGTTCTTACATTTTCTGATATGCGAACCCACAGTCTTCCGTCCCAACGATATAGTAAATTAGGAAGATAATCAATACGTAAGAAATAATCACCTACTTGAGGATTCTGTGGGAACACTATACCTGCACCAGTGGGTAATCCGTTAGGAGCGGTACCGTCACCATCTAAATATCCCATTGTATAACCGAATGTTCTAGGTGTACTACGTGCTATAAATTGATATGCTGGATCACAGTCTGCTCTAAAGTCCATGTGAGTAGAGATAGTTCCAGTGAAGCCTGGCAATTCTGGATTTTGGTCTGCTGTAGCATAAGTGTTATCCGCAGTACCATATGGACCTGTTATTGTGCCTAGCGAATTGACAACTAGTACTCTATCTCCCTCAACAGGACCTGATCCAGTACCTATTCTAGTTGGCGCTAGTTGCATTGTTTCCAAATTCATTGGCTGATATGATTGTAGTTCTGGTATCCCAGTGTCTGCTGTCATATCCCAAATACTCATCGCAACTTCTCTACTAATTCTAATAGCCGGGCTAGGATTTTTATATTTTGGATTTCGCATCATTACGACTGTTCCCACAGCCGGAGTTGGAGCGCCACTAGAACTAATATTGATATTGATAGGAGGGGCAGGCTGATTGTACTTTCCTGACAACTCGGTATTAGTTTCGAACTCACCGTAAGTAGGTACTACATATAAATTAGAACGATCATAACCTGCTTTGGGAACAAGACGACTGGCTTCATCAAGAATTGCATTATTGACTTGTATATTTTTATTATAGGTTGCCATAATATCTTTGAGATTCTGATTTGGATCAAGTTCCCAATAAGTTTCATCAGGTGGCGCCATACCTATAGGTACTTCAATTTTACTAGTATAGTTTTTATCACCGTAACTAATAACATAACCCGGCGGATATGTTCTAGTACCATCCCATAATCCTAAATAATTATCTTGGTTAATAGGTTCTTGTAATATCTGACTAAATTCTTGACTATCAACTAATGGTTCGCATTTAATACGCCACAAGTGAGGATACCATGTTTGACTAAAACCTTCACTCGCATAATTGGAATCAGTGATTTGATAAAATCTTTTTAATGCAACCGGTATAGTATCTCTTAATGGATTATAATCGACTAAGTGAGGTAACTCTAATACATCACCTACCATTAATTTACGACCCATTATATCAATCATATCATTATAGTGAACCACTATAAAAATAATATCATTATTTAAAAATAATCCAAACTGTGATAAATCAAAATCCAAATTCTGTACATTATAATGTCCACGCAAACGGTAAATATTCGTATCGTATACTCTATCCCTATTTTCTAAAAATAACAAATCTTGAATATTTTCAGGTCGTAATACATCATATTGTGGTTGAGTATAATCCACTGACGGAGTAGCTGCACTAGGACCTAAATATTTGTGAATATATAAATCCGTCCCACCTACAGTTAATTGCTCCGATATTGTTCTATCGAAGAAACGATAATCGTTTTGTTTATTTGGACGGTATAAGGATAACTTTGGCATAATAGTATTTATCGCAATGTCCTA